TCCATTTATCAAGCACTCCATCTGTTCCTATTGAATCTCCCGGATATTCTTCTGACCAATGTTCATGTGTTGGTTCTGCTCTATATAAGCAATAGTCTGTAGGTACTTCACTACAAATTACTATTTCAGAATAATCTTTTTCTGTCATACCAAACATCCATCCATCTTTTGGGATATTCCAAGTATATAAACCTAAATATTCATTATTTAAATATATTTCAACAGGGAATCCATCTATAAAACCATAGTTAGGTGCATTTTTTAATTTTGCTGGTAAATTATTATAATCACTTCTAGTTTTTAACATTTTACCTGCTATTCTTGCAGATACAATGTTTCTTGCATGAGTTTTATCTATATAATTTGCTTTTAAAACAAATTTATTTTCATTTCCCCACTTTCTACTATCAGTATTTAATTGAACATTAATTTTTTGTTTTATAGATTTAGCACTATCTTCATAAAATTTTCCAGTATAATTCTTTTTGGGATAATTTAAAGATGAGTTACCTTGCCATTTTAATTCGGCATATCCATTACACACTAAATTATCAAAAGTTAGTTTTGATTGTACAGTAATTGGATTATCTTTTTTCATTGTATCCCAAACATCAGAAGTGAAGTCTATTCTTGGTATTGTATTTCCTATAGTAACTGCTAATGGATTTACTGGTCCATCTGCAGTACCATAAATTTTATTATAAATTTCTAATAATATTTCTTCTAATTTTACAGATTTAAATTTTCCACTTAATTTTTCTTTAGTACCTATGTTCGCAATATCTTTATATTGTGCAGCAACTTCATTTACTGCACCTTTAACAGTTTTAGCAGTTGTATTTAATGTGTCTGTACCTAAGTCAGTTTTAATATTATTTATATCAGTTTTTATTTCGGTATCATCATAAGATGTACCACCTCCACCTGAATTTTGATGTGCTGTCTCTATACCATTTTCCATATTGTTTAGCGCTTCTTTTGTAATTCTGTCTCCACTTTTCCATACTTTTTTATTATAAGACATTTTATCCCTCCTTATTAAAAAAGAGGACCTATGAAGATCCTCTTAAATGATAATAAAAAGAGAAGATTAATTTTCTATTAAATCTTCTCTGCCTTCTGCTACTAATATAATGTCTATTTGTTCTTTATATTTGCTAAACTTACTCATAACCTTTGCATAACTAAGGTTACCTTTCATTATTTGTAATGCTAAATATCCAGCCATTCTTATTCACCTCCTTCTTCTCCAAATAATAAATCATTCAATGCAGTTTGAGTTAGTTCTAATTCTGATTTTAATTCTTCAACTTCCTTTTTTAGTTTTCCATTTTCTTCTTTTTCCTTATTTATTTCTATCAATGATTTTTCATGAAATACTTTCATTACTCATATGCACCTCCAAATCCAAATATTGCAACTTCTCCATCATATCCTTGATTCTTTGTAACTGTTATTCTTATTTTAATTCCCCATTTGGAAGCAGTTTTGCTTGTATTAGTAAATAAATGAGGTCTATTAAGTACTACCATAGTAGTTGCATCTTCCCATGTAGGATTAGGGTCAAATCCATTGTTACATACTTCTACTTTTCCAACTCCTCCAGTTGTGGTCCATTGAGGGGATACTAATATCTTTGTTGCTTTTGCATCTGTTTCTATTGCATTCTTCATAACTATTTGTAGTTTTGTTATTTTTCTGGAAAATGTAATAGTCTTTGAACTACTTCCACCAAGAGCATCACTTGCTATTATTTCTACTGTATTTGTATTAGATCCACAAGTAAGCCAGAACGTATCAGTTATTCCTACTGTATAGTTTGTATTTGTAGTTGCACTAAATTGGTTTATTACTTCACCATTCAATTTTTCAGTTACAGTTATTGCATCTCCTTCATTATCTTTAACTGAATAAGTAATACTAGGTTTAGTTGTTAACTCTCCTAAGTCTGCTTGCCCTGTATAAGTTATAAATGGTGCTGAATTAGTCTTTACAAATGTATATCTTCTATATGTAGTAGCACTTCCGTCGGTAACTTCTATTTCTATGGTATTGGTAGTATTCATGCTAAGAGAAGCAAATAACTCATCTGCTATTGTAAATGTTAAAGTTGAATTTTGAGTTGGATTTTTTAATGTTCTTATGATACTTCCATTTAATTTTTCTTTTACTGTTAATTCTTGGTCACTATCTTCATCTGATATAGAATAAGTTATACTAAATGAACTTGTTTTGTTTCCTAAATTTTCATCTTCTCCACTTATAGTAGGTGGATTATTTAATAATTCCAATGCAAGTATACATCCGTTAGCAGTTGAAGAGGTATGCAGATCAAAATCATTTTCATCCCATAAACTTTTTATATAAGGAATATAATTATCTTTATTATATATAATATTGATAACGTTAGTTCCATTTAATATTGTAGATGTTAATGTATATAGAGGATTAGAAGACGTTATTGAAAAATCCAATTGGTCTAATACAGTACTGCTTAGTTTATTTTGGAATTCATCCTTTGATAATAGCCTTAAATTATATAATGAACCATTTATATTTAAAGTTTTATTTATATTAGCTCTTTCGATTACTTCATTATAAGATACATCTTTAAGTACAAAAGTTTGAGATATATATACTGTTTTACCATCAATTTTACTTTCTATCCATTTAAAACCATATTTACTATCTGTATTATCAACAAATGTGTATAATGCATAATCCTGAAAATTGGGCGCACTTTGACTTGGAACTTGTTGTAATTTTTTGCTATTTCCGTATTTATCAGTTCCTTGTAATGCTCCTATAGTTACTATATCACCTACTGCCATCCAATCACTCCCTTTCTAATAATAAACCTTACCTAAAATTGGACTATAAATCCCATCAACAATATTAATATCATCTAATGAAGTTAAGTCTTCTAAGAAATTGTTATGTGGCATATTATTTATAAGATTGTCTTCTAATACTTTTACTTTTGTTTGCATATTTTTTACAGCTGTCTCCATCACAATCATTTCACTATGTGCTGATTCTATGCCATCTTCCATATGATTCATAAGTCTAGCACAATACAAAGTACCAACTTGTAATACTTCTCCTGTATCAACATCTTCTATATGGTCTATCCATTCATTCTTTGTATATATACTCATTTTTTTACACCTCCGTAAATTCATGCTTAAATGCTATATACAATGCCTTATCAGTAGTTCTTTCATAGACTTTCTTGTCTTGTGCTACTATATCCCCATCTTTATCTATTACTCTTATATTTGTAATTTTTCCTTTGTAATTCTCATCAAAGAATACATAAGCACAAGCAGTATTTCCTATTACTTTTTTAGAAAAAAAATCTATTTCTTTTTCTTCTCCATCAAGTGTATATTTAACATTTTTTAGTTTGCTAATATAATAATTTGCTAATTTATTAAGCGCCTTATCTGTAAGAGTTCTCAAGTTTATCACCTCCTAATGTGATATAGCGTTATTGCTGACATTTAATGTTATACTCTTTGAAACACCGCTCTTAGAAGTTGCTGTGATAGTAGCTGAACCACTTGAACTAGCTGCAACACAAAATCCACTATGAACAGTAATAACACTTTCATTATTTGATTCCCAGCTTAAAGCTTTGTTGATACAGTTGTCATTAAACGTTGCTCTAACTACACAATTATTTTCATTAAAATCTGTTGCTTGAATTGTGAAATCACTACTATTAAGTACTACATTTTCTGTACTTAAAGGATAATATTTAACCCAATCAACATATTGAGTTATTTCAGTTGTACTACTATCAGGAGTACCACCACTAGCTCCTATTGCTTGGTTTAATAATATATAGTGAGGTATATGGAATGCTCTGTTATCAGTAGCACTAGTTGTAGATAGCACATTACCATCAATAGTAAATTTCAAGCTACCATCTGTTGCCCATTCCATTGCAAATATATGCCAATCACCCGTAGCATAATTGTCATACCATACACGGCCACTTTCTTCCTTTTGATTAAAGAATACACCACAAGTTAATTTTTTATTATAAAATTCAACTATGTCAAATTCACC